GGACGGGTAGGACGCGGACGCCAATGCCACAGCGGTGGAGACGTTCGCGAAGTCCACACCGAGGTCGCACAGCAGGTTGCCGTCCACCGAGTTGGACAGGGTCCACTCGGTGACCTTGCCGCCCGCATACGTGAACGCCTGGTTCGTGCCGGACGGGTGGAACGGGCGGTTGACCTGCGCGGTGAAGGAGTCGCCGTACAGGTCGCCGACCGTGCCCGTGTGGGTGTACACCACAGTCTCCGCAGGGCCCGAGGTGGCGGTCGCGCCGAGCATGTGCTTGAGGAGGTAGCCGAACCCCTTGCTCATCACGGCGAGCTGGATGCTGCCAGCCGCGCCGGAGAAGTAGGGAGTGAAGCGGTCGTTGCGCATGACGCCGAACCCGCCCGTGCGCAGCGGGTCGCCCTCGGTCCGGCCGTACGACTCCTCGATGCCTTCGCTCTCGTACTCGAAGAACTTCGAGACAGTGACGGCCGTGCCGTAGGTCGACTCATCGACTACGCCAAGCTGCCAGTCTGTCGCGCCCATGTCAGGCTCCTCTCAGGATGCGGCGAGCCGCGGTGTCTTTGTCTGTGTGGCAGCGGTGACAGAGCCACTCGACTTCAAGCTGGCGGCTGTAGTCGTCGTGGCTGGCCTCGGGGCGACACTCGATGTCGCACCTCTCGCACGCGTCTGGCCGGACCAGCCGTCCCGTGCGAAGTGCTCGGTAGACGGCATCCCAAGCCGACTTCTTCTCGGGGTGCGCCAAGCGCTCCCGGGCCTTCTTGACTCGCATGCGCTCTCGCCACGCGTCAGGGTCGGCGGCCTTCTGCCGCCTCTCGTAGGCGGCCTGGCGGGTCGTCACTCGCCCGCGGCCTTCTTGATCGGCGCCGTCTTCACGGGCTGCCAGTTGTCGGCCTGCTCGAGCAGGCTCTTCTCGAGGTCGCCCAGGTCGACGGCCTCGCCCTTCGTTACGACCCGGCCCGCCACGTCGACGGCGTCGTGAGATCCGATGTACTTGATCACTGCTGCTCCTAGGTGAGTCGGGCGGTCCAGCGGACGCGGTAGACGAGCACAGCCATGTGGCCGCGGTCGTTGAACATGGGCTCCAGGTCCCATCCATCGATGCGCAGCGTCTGCAACCCGGTGACGCCGAGCTCGTTGGACTTACGGTCTGCGATCCACTCCTCGGCCACCTGCCCGATCGCCATCGCCCGATCCTCTGCGTCCTCCGCGGATCCACCGACGTAGGCGACCAGCACAGTCAGGTCGAAGAACCCCGTCTCGTCGCGGTAGTTCCGCCCCGACCGCAGCGCGGCGGGCGGAGTGTCCGCGCGCGAGCGGCCCATGAACACCCGCTCGGCTGCGGAGCTATTCGCGTCATAGCCGTAGGCCACCTCGACCTTGCGCTCCGGGGCGGTGGCGCCATTGAAGGATGCGAGCGCGGCGTATGCCGTGGCGAGGCCCGTCTTGATGGCCTGCTTGACGTCGACGACGACCGAGCTGCTCATCAGAACACCAGCGGACTACGCGAGGCGCGGTACCCGAGCAGCACTGCGTCCACCTCGGGGTAACCGGTGGGACGGTCCTCGCCAGCGATGACGTAGTTGACCGTACCCATCTCGGTGTTCATCGAGGTACGCCGGTCGTCAAGAGTGGCGTTGGAGTTCGTCGCCAACAGGTGCGCCCGAGTCCCCTTGAGCGCCGCCTCCTTGACGTCGCCGGGCACGGCGGAGAACCCGGCCGTGTAGGTGACGACGAGGTTGTCGATGCCTTCATTCCACGCGTACGGCGTCACAGTCCCGGCTAGGTACCGACGCACGACGCCGCCACTGACCTTCAGCTCTGCGATCTCGCCGGCAGTGAACGCGGTGCCGTCCTGCGTGAGCGCCGTGACCGCGATCGGCCGCCGTCGGGCGAGCACGATGCTGCGCGCATGCTGGTTGGCGTCGGTCCCGCTGTAGGTCTCGGTTGCACTGCGCGAGATGAACGAGACCCCGCAGAACCGCTCGAAGATGCTGACCATGTAGGCGGCGGCGGCGTCGATCCGAGCCGTCGTGTAGACCGCGGTGTCGGACATCTGGGGCAGCGCCCGCAGCTCTGCCTCGGTGAAGTACTCGAGCGCCACCCCAGACCCCCGTTACTTCTTCGCGGGCGGCCGCGGGGCCGCCTTCTTGGTCGGGGCCGCCTCGACCTTCTCAGGCTCCGGGTCGGGCTCGCTGCCGCGGACCAGCTCGGCGTCCTCGTCGATCAGCCGGTCGTCCTGGCCGTACGCGAGTAATCTCGCCTCGGGGTGGCCGTCCTCGACCAGGCCGCCCTTCTCGGTGCGCCACAGACGCCTTCCGTCAGGCATGCCCGGTCCTCACTTGTAGAACAGGGTGATCGTGAACTTGCCGGCCGTGAACGCCGCGGTGGCGATGACGACCTTCAGGTTCCTGGCCGCAGTCGTCTTGACCGAGGTCGCGCCAGTGCCGGCAGGGATGACGGACTTGCGGCCCGCCGTGAGTGCGGCCTCGAGCGACGTGGCGAGGATGTCGCCGGCCGCCTCCGCCTGGATCGCCATCGTCCCGGTCGCCGAGGCGCACGAGGTCTCGATGTCGATGAAGCCGCCAGTGATGACGGCACCGGACGGGATGGTGTTGTCGCCGCGCAGCGTGATCGTGCTGACCGCTCCGCCGTCGACGGCGAAGTCGTACTCCGCCACCACGGTCTTGAGGGCTCGGGTTCCTTCGATGATGCCCATGTGTCCTCCTCGGACAGCGGGCGGGAGCGACCCGGAGGCCGCCCCCGCCCAGCGGTTGTCAGATGCCTGTCACGGTGCAGAAGGCGGCCGGTCGTGTGAACACCAGCGCGGCGCGCATGTCCGCGCGGATCGCCTGCTTGCCCTCGATGAAGAACGTGCCGTGGCTGTTCGTGGTCTGGACCTCGATACCGCGGCGAACCGCAAGCAGCGAGTAGTTCGCCCAGTCGCCGACGACCGCGGTGTTCAGGGTCTGAGCGTCGGACTTGACCACGCGCAGGCCCCACACGAACTCCGGACCGACCTCCGAGGGGTTGCCCCAGATGTAGATGCCGTCCGCGGTGCGGAGCAGTCGCACGTCCTGCCAGTCGGTGGGGTGGATCACGACGGCGTTGGGGGTCGCCCGGCCGGTGACCTCGACCAGCGTCATGGCCTTGTAGATGGCGTCCGGCACCGGGTCGGTACCCTTCGCCTGGGTCTGGATCCCGACGACGTTGTTGACGCCGCGCAGGTTCGGGGCGGTGCCGTTGCCGACGAGGATCTGAGAGTCGAGCCGCTGGCGGATCATGAACGGCAGACGCTGGTTGATGTACGCGCCAGCGCCCGCCTCGTCCTCCAGCTGCTCGTCCGTAACCGGCAGCCACACGGCGACCTTGCGGACCGTCGAGGACTGCTCAGTCAGGACCAGCGCGGCCTCGCCGTAGGTACCACCCTCCGCAGCCTCGGCCGCGTTGTTGGTGAAGGTGGTCTCCTCCATGTACGTGTAGGCCGACTGGGTGGTGGGGATCACCGGGATCAGGTCGGTCACCTGCACGGGCCGCTGGGCCGACTCGACCACGAGGCCCGAGCGGGTCGTCTCGGGCGCCCATCCGGCCGTGGTCGTCATCAGCGTCTTGAGGTCGACGTCAAGCTCGGACATCTGACCCTTGCTCTTGAACGCGTCAGACGCGGTGAACAGCTCGCCGAACGACTTCTGCTCACCGGACGCCGGGGCACCCTTCGCGCCATCGCCGGACTCGGCGCCACGCTCACCCAGGCCAGCCGCGTAGTTGGCTGCCTTCTGGACGGCGACGAGGGCCTCGCGCTCCTTGGCGAGGTCGCCACACTCGGTGTTCAGGTTGCGGATGTACTCCGCCACCGACTTGGTGTCCGCGGCACCCGAGACGCTCTTGACCTTGCTCAGGTCGACGTCGGGGCCGGCCTCGGCGAAGATTGCGCCGAGCTCGTCCTGCTTGGCCTTCAGCTTGCCCTGTACGTCCACGAGGGCAGGGAAGTCAGTCATGGTCATGCTCCTTCGTTCAGGTTGGAGAACAGCTCGGCGCGCAGCAGGGTCGCGGCGATCGCCTGGATGTCCTCGGGAGTGGCCTCAGCGGAGGGCTCCGCGTCGGCGTCGAGCAGCGCCTTGAGCCGGTCCGTCTCCACCGCGAGCTCGTCCAAGCTCTTCTGGTTGATCTGGGACAGCGACTTGCCCTGCTCGGCACGGAGAGCGACCACTCGTTCCGCGCTGTCGATCACGCCACGGACATGGTCCGTCAGGTCGGTGATCTGGTCCTGCAAACTCATGTGGGCCTTGGCGGCCAGGGTTCGGGTGCCAAGTCCCGCTCCGAGAAGTACGGGACTGACCTCCTTGATCAGGCCGATGTCCTCGATGATCCAGTAGCGCTGGCCGTTGGACTCGGCGCTCTTTCGCACCACGTCGTGAAGCGAGTACGACCACTCCTGCAACTCGCCGAGCTCCTTGACGACCGTGAAGGCGTCCGCTCCGTGGGTCGTGTCCATGAAGAACTTGCCCTCGAGGATCGCCTCGGTGTCGGTGGTGCGGATGACCCCCTTGCCGACAGGCAGCGCGCCGTAGTGCGACTGGTGGCCATACGCGGAGATCACGACCTCCATGCCGTCCTTGATCGCACTGGGCAACGTGAGGTCGCCGTCCTTGTCGACCACGTTGAACGTGGAGAACACCGCCGACACCTCGCCCTTGGACGCGTCCTTGACGGTGACGCCGCTGATGGTCTTGTGCATCGTCACTCCTCTGTGGGTGCCGGCAGTGCCGGGGTGGTGAGTTCGGGCGGGGCAGGGACCTGCAGGGCCGTGCCGCCGATGGTGTTGACCAGCGCGCGGGCCTCGTCGACCGTGATGACAGAGCCGACCGCTAGATAGATCTGCTGGAGGAGTCGGGCAGCGGACTCCGTCTTGGTCTCGGACTTCGACGCGGCACCCTCGCCACCTTCGGCCGGGTCGGCCGCGACGCCCGAGCCGGGCGCCTGCAGCTGGACCGAGTAGAGGCCGGAGTGTTCGAGCTCCTGCAGGTTCCCGGTCTCGAGGTATGCCACAACTGAAGTGGGTTCATAGCCGGCCTGGACCAGCGCGCTGGCGGTCGTGGCCTGCTTGGACTGGATCTCGGCCACGCTCGTGGAGTCGTCGCGCAGGAACGCGACGTCGCGGTCGTCGTACCAGAGACCAGAGTCCGGGTCGGGCCGGGTCACCAGCGTCTCGAACGAGGCGGCGGCCATCCGCCACAGGGGGCGGATCGTCTTGTCCGCTGTCAGTCGGATGGCAGAACCGAAGTTGCCCGCGTTCAGCGAGGACCCCTGCAGCCCCTCCGACAGGCCAACGATCACCGGGTGCATCCCGGCGGCCGCGGCGATGCGCGTCTCGCCGGCGCCCTGGGTGGCCTTGAAGTCGATCTGCTTCATATCCGCGCCGTTGAGGGTGACGTCCGCTCCACCGCCCAGGAACAGCGTCTTGTACGCCATGTCGACACCCTCGGTCTGGGCGCGGAACTTGGTAACGAACTCCTGGTACGCCTCCGGGGATACGTCCTTGTCGAGGGTCACGACCGTGGAGATGGTGGCGCCCTGGGCGAAGAACTTCGACTTGTGCTTGGTGGCGGCCTTGTCGGCCTCGATCTCGCGCAGCACCGGAGTCAGCCACGACATCCCGCGGAACCGCGCCTCGGGGTCAGGCAGCGGCGAGAAGTGCGCCACCTCCGACGGCAGCAGCAGCACCGGCTCAGCCGGCTTGCCACCCATCATCTGCGGCGGCGCGTACAGGAACCCGATCACCTTCGTGTCAAGCGCGTTGATGTGGCCCGAGTGCGAGCCGAGCACGATCGTCACCCAGTCGGGGCGCATCCGCACCAGGCGCCTGCCCGGACCGGTAGCCGCGCGGCCGAACCTGCCAGCGTCGTCAACCGTGGTCGTGAACGAGTTGCCTGCCAGGTCGGCGTCCTGGATCGTCCGTCCCAGTAGTTCGCCGGTAGTACCGGAGGGCCACGGCCGCTCAAGCAGCGCCAGCTCGCTGTTTCCGAACAGCGGGCCTGGACGGCCATCGCGGAACTCGCGCCAGGCGAACCGCGCCTCGGAGAACAGCATCTGCCGCGCAAGCTCACAGGCGAACACCACGCCGTTGGACTTGTACGCCTGCGTGACGTATGCCTCGAAGTCGTTGCCGATCTTCTCGCGGTCAGGCAGCGCCGCAGTGCCGAACGTCGGCAGCGTCTGCGCCCAGAACGGCGGCTGACTGAACGACTTGCGACTGCCGACCAACTGCGCGGAGAGGCGCATCAGCCAGCCTCGGCCATGAACAGCACGCCGAGACCGGCGGTCAGCAGGCCGGCCACGATGTACGCTGCGCTCTCGTCCCAGCCCGCGACGCCGCGCACGACAAGCGCGGCCGCGGTAGCGAGGACAATGAGCAGCAGCAGCTCGCGTACGGGGAGTCGACGGGCGAGTGTGATCAGCTGGTCACGAGCGAACAAGGTCGGTACCCCTCTCAGATGAAGGTGGCCATCGGTACGCGGGCTGGCTTCTTTTGGCTTGCGCCCCACAGCGCGAGGGTTCCGGCCTCGAGCATGTCGGCGCCCTCGCCGCCCCACAGGAAGCGACCGCCACTCATCCGCTTGACCACACTTCTCGCGGCGTCGTTCAGTTCGGGGGCGTCGTTGTGGAACACCGTGTGACTCTCGGTCACGCCGTCGTAGACCGCGGCGCAGGAGTCCTTCAGGTCGGACATGTCCGCCACGAGCAGGCGGTCGCCGAGACGCGCGCGCAATGGCTCGACCAGATCGGCCCCCGGGCCAGAGCCCGCAATCGCAACCGGGATGTTGTGGCGGTCGGCAATGTCGCACGCCTCGTCAATCGTCCATGAGGCACCGGGCCGGCGGGCGCCCTTGCTCGCATCCGAGGTTGCCGGGAACAGGACTTGCATGCCGTCGTCGCCGTAGTCGCCGACCGCCGCAATCGACGAGTAGGAGCGCTCTGGTGCGACCGCGATTCCGAGGCAGCGCGGTGTCGGCATGGCAGCATCGGCGATACCCTGTCGCGCCCAGTGTGGACCGAACACGCGGGCCGCCTGCTCGATCGGTGGATCCTCCCACCAGACCAGGAACTCGCGGGCGAACTCGGCCGGAGGCATGGCCTGCCGGAGTGAGCGGATCGTCTCGGGCAGTACGCGGGTGCCCAGTGCTGACATGATCCGTGCCCAACGATCCTCGTCGTCCAGAGCGCACCCCACGGCGGTCTTCGCGTGGTTGCAGTTGCGCGCCTTGCAGCCCGCGTACGGCTTGCTCGGCGTCGGGCCATCGCGGTCGGAGTACTCGATGTAGAACTGGTTCGCGGTCAGCCCGTTGCGCCCGCGGTCACGCTTGTCACGCAGCGCCTCGGACATCAGCAGGCCAGCCGACGAGGCTGAGACCACCTGCGGCCTTGGCCGCGCCGAGAGTGTCGGGTACAGCGACCCGATCACGGCCGGCGTCACGGCGAAGAACTCGTCGAGCACGACCTTGTCGCCAGAGAGTCCGCGGCCACCAGTCGCCTGCCGGGCCCGGTACCGAAGACGCCGATCGCCAGTGAGCTCGATCGCCCAGCGGCCATTGGCGGCAGTGATCCCCGGGCGGTCACCACGAGTCGGGAGCAGGTGCCGCGAGAGGAACGAGTTGTCCTCGATCAGCGCTGCCGTCTCGCGGAACGTCTCCTCGGTCGTCGACAGCTCGTGCGCCGAGTGGATCGAGAGCCGCTCCTTCGTGACGTACAGCCACCCGATCTCGATCATCTTCAGGACGCCGGTCTTGAAGTTCTGCCGCGGTCCGACCAGGTCCACCTCGAACGCGGCGGGCTTCCCGTCGGGTCGGATCGCGAACGTGGCGTCGAGGATCAGCTCCTGCTCAGGGTCGGGTGCGAACCCTGCCCGAGCGTTGATGTCCGCGACCTCCGGGCCGAACGTCTCCACGTACTCCGGGATGTGGAGGTGGGTCGGCTCAAGCCTTCGCCGCGCGAGCAAGCTTCCTCTTCACGGCCTCGTCGGCGTCGGCCACCGGGTCATCGGCAACCGTGTTGCCGGCCGCGATATTCGCCATCAGTCGGGAGTGCTCCTTCGATAGGGTCGCGAGTTCGGACCCTTCGCCGCGAGCCATGCCGCGGGCGATGATGAGAACCTGCTGACCGAGCATCGTCTCCAGCGAGTTCAGGCGCCGAAGCTCTGCCTCTGTCGCGGACACCAGGCCCTCGGCGTAGGGGTTCGACTCGTCATCCGGGGGAGACTTGGGCACCTCAACCACCTCCGGCGAACTGCTGGGGAGAGATGCGGAAGAAGAC